AGAGGAGAAGAGAGAGTGGATAAAGAAAAGAAAAGAGAGGGAAGAATGAGGAAGGAGAAAAAAAGAGGATAGAGATGATGGGGTTTTAGGGGAAGAAGAGAAAGGAGAGAAAAGGAGGAAACCTAAAGAAGGGGGAGAAGAGAAAACCATCGGGGAGAGAGAAGAGAAGAGAGAGAAACCAAATTCAATTAGAGATAATTAGAGTATTAGAAACTCTAATTATTAAATTTTTTTCCCTTTTGATATAAATAATAACTAAAAATTAAATAATCTATATAGAAAGGAAATTATATCAATGCTATTTGATTCTAAAGCTCCTAAAGAAGTTGAATTAATTTTATTTGATAAACCATATAAGTTACCAGTTAAGTATATACCAAGTGAAGATTTCAATATGATACTTCCATTCCATATAAGAACTCTAAAGAATTTTGTATTAAACTCAAATAAGATTTCTGACGCAATGGTAAGTACTGTATTATATAGCACATTCAAAGACCCAATACTCATGACTTGGTTAAAAGTACCAAAAGACTTATGGGGTGAGGATATGGATGTACTAGAATATTTACGTCATAAAATAACCGAAGTAATTATTCCTAAAGAATTACATATATACCCATATCTAAATCAAACTTTAAAACTGGGTTGTGATACAAACCATTTGTCTATCTGTAAGAAGGGAACAACCTTTATCTGTCGTAAAGATATTATAGCAAATCATTTACTCATATCAGCTAAACCAGATGAAGTTGATGTAAATGACTATGGTACAGTATATATTAAAGGTAAGAGAAGTTTTTATTAGACTACTCATATTAAGTATTACACAATATATTACTATCAATAGAAAGGAAATGATTAATATGATTCATGGTTCTTCAATAATATCGTATAAGATAGATGGTGTTTATTACACAGAGTCAGTAAGAGATGCTTTTGCAAGAATCTCTCAGTACTGTGATGCACTTTATGGTGATTATGCTGATCCATCTAAGAATACTTTACAATGCAGTAGAGTTATGATACATGACCACTTAGGTCACGGTTATACTGTAGCTAACAGTATCAGAAAAGAATATCGTGATAGTCTGTATGATGTATTATTTAACGAAGGAAGATATATCACAGTATCAACAGATCATTTGGTTAATACAAATGCGTATGGTGATATGCCAGTTGCTCAATTACCTGTAGATGCTACTTTGAATAACATGATTACACCAACAGAACCTGCAATGTATGACGGTAAGCTGTCACTTGAGTTTGCTTGGTTACTTGGTGTTATGTTAGTAAGTGGAGAGTACAGAACAACTCCAACTATTAGTCTTTACAAGATAGATGAAGAGTTGAATAGAAATGTACAGAGAATGCTTAACTATATCAATGGTATAGGTAATTCTGGTAATGTAGAAAATCCAGCTGATTCAACTAATGTGTTGACATCAAAAGGAAAGAATCCAAGAGTTACTATTGTATGCGGAGATAATAAGTATGCAAATAATTCAGATGCTAAAAATCTCTTCATGAGAGAATTCGAAGCTCTTAATAAGAGTGAAAGAAAGATTCCTCAGGAAATGTTTAAAGAGAGTAGTTTAGTAATTATGTCATTCGTTTCAGGCATAATTGACGCTATTGGAACTCTAAAAAATATTTCTGAGAGAAAATATGACGTAGCCTTAACCCTCCCTAGTGGTATTGCACAACAGCTTTTATATCTTCTTATGAATGCAGATATTCCTGCTACTATAGAATATGGTACACTTAAGAATGGTGCTCCATCTGGTAAGGATACATTAAGCTTCCCATTCGTATATGAATTCCAGAAGTTCTCTCATTCAAGTATGTATGAAGGAAAATCAATAGAGAATTCTGATATGTGGGTATCAAGAAGAGAAAAACTTCTTACAATTGATAAGCTTGTTCTTTTAGAGAAAGAGAATCCAGAAGATGTATATGAAATAGATACAGCTTCAGGAACATACACAACAAACGGAATTCAGCTTAGAGCTGGTTCAAATAAATAAATGAAATTAGAGTATGTAGATAAAAAATATCTACATACTCTATTTTTATATTGAATAAAAAATAATTTAGTTCTCAACTAGTTAGTAATGAATAAAAACTTAATAAGTTGATAATCATTTTTAGTGATAATTGCGATTCATATATAAAGTTATTTTAAGTAACAAAGTCTAGCTAACTGAGTTATTTAAAATAAAAATAAAATGAATAAATTACACTCATAAATCACCGTACAATGATTTATGAGAATGTATACTATTTTTTATTTTTATTCAGTATAGAGCCCAGATAGTACGTCGACACAACTATGGCTTGACAAGTTAGCGTGCGTTAATAGATGGAGGTCTGCGAAAATTGATTGAATCTCTATATTGGATAACTATCAACGTTGGAAATAGTTACGTAATTATACTGATTGCAACAGTAGTTATTATTTTTTATAAATGTAAGATAATATTTTATATATTTTAATTTTAACCTAGGATAAATATATAATCTAGTATTTTTTAGAATGATTATATGGAACTAATAGAAGACAGCACCGCGTTATTTTATTTGTAATTAATTGATATATAATGCTTAACCCAGACGCACCGTTGAAACTATATTAATAGAAGTATGTCATTAATTTATAATTATAATGATTTCTAAAAATATTATCGACTGAAAGGTTTTTAATTAACGTAAATCAATAAGTAAAAAATAATATTAAAAAGTATAAGTAATTTACAGCTACTATATTGGTGAAGTGGGCTGTAAATGGTGCAACCATTGAAAAATGTAATTATATGAAAAAAGAGGTTTCCGTATGAATAAATTTATAGAAAAAGTTATTTCTGAAGTAAAGAATATTTATAAGGATAGATATATTGATATAAGTGATGATGAAATTAAAGTAGTCTGGTTTTGTAAGACTTTACAGAATGGTAAAGTATTGATAGCTATAATAAAGCCAGGTTTTAATGATTACTACGAAGCAACGTATAATGGTGATCGTAAGCAAATATATCTTGACATATACAAGAAGAGCAGTCAGATATTGCTTGATTGTAGTACTATTGAAGAAAGTTTATTTTAATAAGAAAAGAGATAGATATATGAAAGTATTTATTAGTCAACCTATGAGAGGTTTATCGGATGAGGAAATCACTCGTCTAAGAGAAGAAGGAAAACAGAAATTCTTAGAAATTTATAAAGGTAAAGAAGAAGTTAAGTTTATATCATCTTTTGAAAATGATTTACCAGAAGATACACCACCGTTATATTTTTTAGGTAGGGCGTTTCAGATGTTATCAAAAGCTGATATAGTTTTATTTATTGGAGATTGGAAAAGTGCAAGAGGATGCAAAATGGAACATCTTGCTTGTGAAGAATATGGTTATACATTTTACGAAGTATAATTTTATATTATACCAACATATTATTAGGGGATAGGACCAAAAAAAATATACGCTATGGTTGGCAAGGAAAATCATACATATGGTGAGTATTGCGTTTGTGGAAAGCGTATTTTCGGTTATATGTTTAAGATGTGTGCTAGGTTTGCCGCGAGTGTTACAGGTAAGATAACCATAGGCGGCGTTTGTATGGGATGCACACCGAGTATAGCCAATTCAAAAGGGTCCTATTCCACCTGTGTGCTTGTAGCTCAGTCGGTAGTAGCACTTGACTTTTAATCAAGTTGTCGAGGGTTCGATTCCCTCCAAGCACATTTGCCGTAAGTGTTACGGTATTAAATCATATATCGAGACGTATCAGCATGTAACGATACGCTCCTTTCAAATACTTATATTTACCTTAGATACAGTGTACTTGCTCACACTGTATCTAAATTTTATTAAAAAAATAACTAGCATAAGCTAGGGTGTAGAGATAATATTATCTCTACACCAAATTAATTTACTTAGAAGCTTTTTCTACGAGCTCCTTGCAAATCTCAATAGCATGTTCTCTGGTATCAACGGCAGCTATAAAACCGTTTAAGTGGCAGAAGCTCACTTTACCATCAGTTATCCCACTAATATGTGGATTTCCCCACCATTCGTGAGGTAGGTCTATTCTCGCAGCTTTATCTGTATATGATACA